GTCCGGATCTTCAAAACGTTTTAAAATCCACAACTCCTTCATGGGCGAACAGGATGTAGAAAAACTTTATAATTTGCGTCCGGTTTACTTTAAATACAAACCAGGTTATCTTCGAGAGGGGGATCAAGATTGTGAACGTATTATACCGGGTTTCTATGCTGAACTTGTTGAAAAGTATTTTCCAGAAGCAGTTCGTTATGACGAGAAAAAAAGAGTAGCTGATTGGGACCCCAAAAAACTTGTTCCGGCAATGCTTAAATTGATTCAGTTACAAAAAGAACAATTGGATAGACAGGAAGAGCGTCTGTCTAAAATAGAATCTATTCTTAATATTAAGGAGGAATAATTATGGATTTTACAGCATTAACAAAATATTTTGTAGTAGTGGTAGTGGTGGCGTGCCTTATTGTAGGGTACATAATCAAACATACCACATTTCTTAACAAAATTCCAAACGATGATATTCCGGCTATTTTAGCAGTAATTGGGGCTGTGCTGAATGGCTTTGTCAGCGGTTGGACCATTGAAAATGTCGTGTATGGGGCTTTAATGGGATTAGCTTCTACAGGCTTTCATCAGGCGTTCAAATCATTTGTAGAAGGTGATTCCGATGATTCTAAGGAGGACCTCGATGACTGAGTTCGCTATTACATCAGGTCAGCTTATGTGGCTTTGTACATTAATAGCTGGCCTATGGAGTGTGGTTAAAATCATCAAGGAAATTCGTAAACCAAACGATGATTTGAAAAAGACTGTTGATAGGCACAGCGAGCTTCTCGACAACGACAATAAGCGCCTTAAAGAGCATGAAGAATCAAACCGCATGATTCTGAAATGTCTACTGGTAATCATCAATCATGAAATCACTGGTAATGGGATAGAGACCATGAAAGAAGCCAGAGACGACTTGCAGAAATATTTGGTCGATAAATAGTAAATGAAAGGAAATAATAGCAGTATGTTTGTCATTTATTTGTACCATACCGCCAATATTCCCTTTAAATACGGTATTCTCTGTTTCCATCGAGGAAGCTGCTAAAGCTGGTAAATTCTAATAAATGGCTTAAAATAAGCATTTATCGTGTCCAAACAGAGTAGTAAAAAGTGGCTAAAATGGGGTTGTTTGTACCAGGTTTGTACCGGGTTTGTACCACACCGTTTGTACCACAGATAATTCAAAAAATTGGGAGTTATTCATCATTGAGTAGCTCCCTTTTTATTGCAATTTTGCTAAGTCTTTTCTTAACCATTCTAAGTCTCGGACAGTATACGTAGACTCAGTTATATCTTTTATTGAATGTCCTACCATTTCTTTCAATGCATATTCATCAACTTCTGACTTTTTACATCTCGTTATAAATGTCATTCGTGGGTCGTGAGGTCTATGTTCAGGATTAAGATTAAGTTCGTTCATAACTTTCTTGAAGCGTTTGTTATATTTATCATATGTCATAACATACGAACCAGAATGAGTCCGACCTTTATCGTTAAACAGGTATCCGGTTCCAAGTTCACTTGCTTTGTCGTAATTGTCTTTTACAAGTCCTTTTATTTTTTCGTGGATTGGTACTATTCGCTGCTTTCCGGCATCCGTTTTCATTCCAGCAATCATATACCATTCATTTATGTTTATTTCATCCAGCTTTAGTGTAGCCAGTTCCTGGGGTCTCCAGCCCATATAGCACTGAATCAATATCCAGTCTACAAACTCAACTTTTCCGACATTATTCCACAATATATTGATTTCTTCTTCTGTGAATATTATATGTGGTTTTTTAGCTTGTTCTTTTTCTTTTACAATATCATCAGAAATGTCGAAAGTTCTGGCATAATTCATAGATACGATTTCGTATTCTAAACCATAATCCAGAAGTAAATTGAATAGCGATTTTATACGAGATTTAGTTTCAGCAGAAGCATATATTTTTTCGCCTTTCTTTTTACCTCTGGTTTCGATTCGATACCCTTCGTCCATGCAACCTTTAATATGTCTGGCTCTTAAATCTTTTACTCGCATTGGGTAGATGGAAGAGCAATAAGCCCATGCTGCAGTAATTGTTCGTTTCGAAGCATCTGTAATATTTTTGAAGTATTCATTACTCCATCGCTCATATAACTGAACCACTGTAATATCGGCATTTAAGTCATATGGATTTTTGTTATATTCGACGAGTGCTTTATACGCTTCATTGTAATTACTAAATGCTGACACAGGTTTTAATAATTTCAAAATGGGCTTACCAGTTGGAGTTTTACCAACACAGACCCTCACTCGAAACCTATTCCTACGATTCCCGTCTTTCAATTCGGTAATAGAACCGAAACCGTTTGGAAGTTTCATACGTTTTGGTGAACTTTTCCTTTTCTTTTTGGATTCGACATTCAATGGATAACCACAGTGAGGACAAGTACTTGCTTTGTCGCTTACTTGAAGTTCACATTCAGGGCATTTTGTTAACATAAGCATTTCTCCTTTCTTTATAGTGTCGATAATGATATACCGCATTGGGCTAAATGTCAATTGCCAATTTCTTCCATCCAGCGTTTCCCAGTTGAATATATAGTTAATACTACTATATCATAACAAGGACTAACTATAGGAGAGCTAGATATAATGGACAAGAAAATTTGTGAAAAATGTGGCGCAGTTTTGAAGCATTATGATAGGGTCACACGAATCGTTAAAGGAAAAGGTGGTGTTAAAAGTTATATTCATGTGGAGAGATATAGATGTCCGAAGTGTAAAACTATACATAGATTTCTCCCAGAGTGTGTACATCCATATAAGCAATACGACGCGGAAATTATCGACGGTGTGATCGAAGGTCTGATAGATTCTGACACATTAGGATTCGAAGATTATCCTTGTGAAATGACAATGAAGCGATGGCGTAGTCATAATTTGACTCCGAAAATTTAATCCACTGACTTTGTTTTAACAAATAAGTAGTAGTTCGATATGATTAGTTTTGAAAGGAGGGAGAACGTTGGAAGATGTTATATTTGCACCTGGTTCAGTGCCGGTCGCAGTAGCAGCTAGGATTTACGGTAAAGATGCGACATGGGTGAGAGCTGGATTGATAACAGGATATTTACAAATTGGAACAGCAACTCGAAACGGTAATGTAATAACGACTATATCGCAGATGAACAGTAAATACGGTCGAATAAATTATTACATATCTCCGAAGAAACTCTACGAAGAAACTGGTTATATTTGGAAAGGGGAACGACAATGATAAGATCAGAATTATCAGAAAAGAATCCATATTGGATAGAAAGGCATCGTTATCATGAATTGAAGCAGTTTTGTCTTCAGTATCCGATATGGAAGAAAACTTACGAATCTATTGATGGCTTACTTGGTAGACCAGCAGATTTATCTACGTTCGGAAAGGTTAAGCATATTTCTAATCCGACTGAGAGAATAGGAATCATGAAAGCGTATTATTCAGAGCGTATGGATATGATCTGGAGAGCTGCTGAGAAAGCCGAACCGGAATTGGCGCAATACATAGTTCGTGGTGTTACAGAGGGATTATCATACGATCTGATTAAAGTCAAAATGGATATACCATGCTGCAAAGATGTGTATTATTCAGCATACAGACGCTTTTTCTGGATACTAAACAAAGAAAGAGACTGACGTAATAATCAATCTCTTCTTGATATTTTAATCATCGAATCTGTCGCAGGATGTTTTGCATTGAGGATATGGACCGCCACAAGCTTGGCATCCTGCATCGGGTTCGTCTTCATATTCGTCGTTATTGTATAATTCACTCTCGAAAAAATAATCGTAATTTTCGGCTTCAATATCGTATCCACATTTTGGACAGACGTATATGCAGTTGTCGTTTTCATCATATTCGAAATTCATAAGGGAATCACTGCATTCTGGACATACTATATTTCCCATAGCAAGTTCTTTTCTAATTTCTTCTTCAGACATCATAGTGGTTTACCTCCGTTTTTTCTTATTGTATAATGCGATGACAGATAGGTCAAGAGATTCGCGTGATTTACAACTTGTATTATGAGATAAAAACTTTATTCTAGGAGGAATTTAAAATGAAAAGAGCGAAATTTGAAGGTAGAATGAACGAGATTATGCTTGTTGCAACTAAGGCAGCACAGAATGAGGACGGAACTACAGATCCGAGAGACATGAAAGTGATTGGCTTAATGCGAGAAGCTCTCGGTTATGCTATGCAAATGAACTATGAAATTGAATGCCTGAAAAAAGAGATAAAAGTTTTAAAGAAAAATCAGGAAGAGAAGAGGGAGGAGATTGGAGCTTAGGCTTCAGTCTCTTTTCTTTTTTCGCGTAAAAAACATACCCTTTAATGAGAAGAAAAACACATTTTAAGGAGGTACTTATTATAAAGAACTTAATTAAAAAGGTATTTTTAGGAATGGTATTTGCTATTCCTTTTTATTTTTCTAATCTAGCATAAAGGGACGGTTATTCTAGTTTAAAACCGTACGCAGGTTACCACTTTTGGTTTTATATTTGTAATGTGAAAAATTCCCGGAAGGGATTTTCAGAATATTATTTTTAAAGGAGGAGTCAAATATGATGACACTATTAATTTTTACCATTGGTATCGTCCTTGGATGGGCTGCTAACACATTGTTCATGAAAAAACGAACGTCAAATGGATATTTCACGATTGAACCGTATGACGAAGAGGAAACCGGATTTTATCGAGTAAATATGAGGATACCAATTGAAGAGCAGACGGACCTTATGCACAAGGAACGTCTTATTTTATATCGTGAATATTCGCAAAAATAACAGATTCTTTAATGAAACACGTAAATTATATTTCAAAGGAGGATTTATAAAAATGAGCATGGAAGATTTATTACGAACAGAGGTCGAGGCGAATCTCGAAAACATGAAAGATTTGGAACTTGGATCGAAGGAGTATGAGTCTGCAGTGGAGTCAACTTGTAAACTGGTGGATCGTGTGATTTCAATTGATCGAAATGCTGACGATTATGATTTGAAAGATAAGGCTAGAGAAGCCGATATCGAAGTAAAGAATATTCAGTTAGAAAAAGACAAGAGAAATCAGATGATTCAAAATGGAATTACGGTTGGCAGCATTGTTGTATCTACTGCTGTTACGATCTGGGGAACATTAGCATCTTTCAAATTTGAGAAAGAAGGCACTGTTACAACGATTTTAGGTCGACAGTTCATTAGCAAACTTCTTCCGAAGAAGTAAAATACGGACCGGAAGACGCTGAGATTACTTGGCGTCTTCGTTTTTATCTTTATTGTATAATCTGTCATGGCGTGGTATAATTTTGAAAGAAAAAAGGGGGAGGTATACAAAAGATGAAAGACGTTAAAAAGTGTTTGGTTTCAGTGCTAGTAATAATACTGTGTCTAATTTGTATGGTGTGGTCAATTCGTTATGGTTTAAATTCTGCTGGGTCGCCGAACCGATACGCTAAAACAATAAGTAGCCTTGATGATGAGGCTGAAAAAGTAATTAAATTGTCGGCATTAACGGCTGGGATATCAACCGCTATAACATTAATTCCAGACGACACCGGGACACCAATCGCAGAACATCTTATATCCCTAACAGATTGGATGTTTATAGTAATTATTGTATTATTTTTAGAAAAATACTCGATTACATTGATTGGCAAGCTTGTGTTTGTAATAATTGGTCCAATCGCAATCGGAATGCTCGGGTTTGGTATATTAACACTTAATAGAAAAATTTTAATGAAAGCGTTTAATATTTTATTGATAGCATTCGTTACTTTTTCCGCAATTCCCTTTAGTGTTAAATTGTCAAATGAGATGCAAGAAATGTATAATTTTTCTCTGGATAATACGTTGGCGGAGGGAGAAAATGCGAAAAATAAAACTGACGAAGCTTCTGCAGAGAAAACCGAAGACGAAAATTTTATAGCTGGTGCAATTTCAAAAGTTACTAGCGCTATGTCAGATGTGGTGTTGGGAGGTGTGAAAGCGGCTGAAAAATTTTTAAACACATTAATCGAATCTTTAGCAATCTTAGTAATAACATCATGTGTGATACCATTGATCACCCTATTTCTATTTATTTGGATTATTAAGGTGTTGATTGGAATTGACTTATCAAAAAGTATATTTTTGCTACATGACCATATGGACAAATCGTTTACGCGAAAAAGGAAAAAGGAGGATTCAAAATGAGAAGAAAAAGTATTTTAGGTATCGCGTTAGGAATGTGTATGGCAGTTGCTACGCCGGTTATGGCTGAAGCACCAGATATTGACTTATCGTCGATGAGTACTGAAGATTTGATAACTTTAAGAGATTCTATCCATTCTGAAATTGCCAATCGTGACGGAGATAATATTATCACAAAAGGTCTTTACGTGGTTGGCACCGATATAAAAGCTGCCAATTTCAAAGTGTTTTATTACGGAGATGCTTCTGACGAAAATGATTGTGTAAATTTTTATATCTATGACAATAAAGATAATTATGATAATTACGAAATGGATGGACAAGTTCTTTTATATTCTGATGATAAAAATGGAGGGATTCTTAATTTAAAAGATGGTCAATACGTATCTGTGTCGACTGGATCAGCAATAATCGAAGAGGTCAATCCTTCTTGGAAACCAGAATAATTTAATATTTACCAGAGCTCGTGTATAACGCATGGGCTCTTTTTTTTTCGCGTAGAAAACAACTCCTATAATGAGAAAATTATTTTAAGGAGGAAACTACTATGAATACTTATGAATTAATTGTTGGGAAAGATTGTAAATACAGTCTCGAAAAATCACCATATGTAATGGGAAGAATCATGGGGATATTGGAAGGATCTGGAGCGGAAACTATAGGTCATACGTTTCGAATTAATGAAGGATGTCCAATGCGAATCTCATTCGTAGCGAATGAGAGACAACTTGATCGAATTGAATCAGCATTAATGAAAAACTATTTATCAATGGTTCGTATCGTAAAATATTGAGGACATTGGACTCAGCGTTAAATACGTTGGGTCTTTTGTTTTACTTTTCGCGTAAAAATCATCCTCTATAATGAAAACAAATACTTAATTTCAAGGAGGATAAAACTATGAAGAAAGCTATTATTGGAATGATTATGAGCATGGTTATTGTATTAGGTATTGGTGGATTCGTAACAACTATTAACTATTACGAAAACAGACTCGCGGAAGCGGATTCGAAATATCGTAGAGATATTAATGAGGTTGAAAATCTCAAAGATAAAGAATACGACGAAATGAAATCTAAATATGACGAGGCTATTTATAATATAGTCAATGGAGAAAATTACGAAGTTACCATCGAGCACAATGGAAAAACCGTTACTTATAGACAAACAGACGATGACAGCAAAATCGGAAGGTTATTAAACCTTAAAGAACACACAAGTATTACAAATTAAAGGATTGAGTCCTAACAAGGGCTCTTTCTTTTTGCTTGGGAGAAACTATGAGATACCATTTTGAGAAACCGGAGAATTATTCACATATGTATGGAAAAATTTATATTTGCAATCATCCAGTCTACAACAGATGCACATTGTATTTGATTGGGAAGAAAGGATTGGCAGTAATTCAGCAGCGCAGAATACCGGAAACCAAATCGACCTATTGGACTGAGATAGATCCATGGTTAGTGGATGCTTTATATTTGAACGAGGGATTTAAAAAGTTCTTTGATGATCGTGCTGGTGAGTGTGAAGATAATTTATATCCAACGGTAACTATTCGACAAATTATGTGGGCTTTGAAGATGAAACCATTGAAACGAGAACGCTGGGAAACATGCTTTGATAGACGAAATATTTAGCGTGAATTACAGATGCTATTATGAAAGGAGTGATATTTGATGGAAGAATTAAAAAAAGCTTAACGGAAAAATTGCAGCGAAACAGACTGGAAGAATTGTTGGTGGAATTGGGTTTATGATTCTTGGAACGATACCGATTGGGAAATATATGTATCAGAAAGGAATCACTGATTGCCAAATAGATATCAGCAAAGAATTTCCGGATGAATATGCTACAATGACTGAAAAAGTCGTAGAAGCATTCGAAAATCATTAAAGCATTGCAAATCAGAGGAGGAGGAGTCCTGACAAGGGCTCTTTCTTTTGTATTCGCGTAAGAAACAACTCCTATAATGAGAAAATTATTTTAAGGAGGAATTGTATTATGATATTATTTACATTTTTAATCACATTATTATTGGTGATAGCAATTGTCACGATTGTATTCGGATTTGTTGTTGGAGCAGGATTCATTGTGATGTTTGGCGACGTAATAATATGCGCATTGATAATTGCTTTGATCATAAGACATTTCATGAAAAAGTAATTAGTAAGCGGGGTCAGCAATGACTCTTGCTTTTCGCGTAATTAACATTTTCTATAATGAGAAAATTATTTTAAGGAGGATTTTACTATGAAAAGCTTTTTCAAAGATTACTGGGAGTTATGTAAAGAAAAGAGACTTGAGAACGATTTCTCAGAAAAGGAGGATGAGAAATGCCAGCTTTAATTGCAGTAGTTGGGGGATTATTCATATATTTAGTATTAAAATATTTTGAGTAAACCACATATGGTAATTGGAGAGGGGACATATCTTGTCCTCTTTCTTTTTTGTTCGCGTAAATTACAATTCCTATAATGAGAAACAGTTAGCTCGGTTGGTAGAGCAACATTGGAAACGATGTAGGTCGTAAGTTCAAATCTTACACTGTTTCTTTTCACTTTTAAACTTCACACGAAAGGAGAAAACTATGAACGCACGATTATTTATCAAACGTAACTCAGCAACAATTTTATCCTTTGTAGCCGTAGCTGGCGTAGTAGCAACTGCCATAACGTCCGCTAATGCAACACCAAAAGCCGTACGTGCATTAGATACGGCAAAGTTAAATAAAGGTGAGGAAGAGCTTACAAAGATTGAAAAAGTGAAAACAGTGCTTCCGGTATATTTGCCAACTATAATCACTGGAGCAGCGACTGTTGTGTGTATTCTTGGCTCGAACGTATTGAATCAACGTACTCGGGCATCGCTATCGAGTGCATACGCAATAGTTGATCAATCTTACAGGGATTACCGTAACAAAGTAAAAGAATTGTATGGTGAAGAAACTGATAATAGAATCATCGAAGCAATTGCTGTGGATAAGGCAAAACATATATACATCAATGCGTCTTATTTAGATGGGCCTTGCGAATCAAGTCTTGAAGAAGAGAGTAGCGGAAAGCCGGTTTTATGGTACGAGGAATATTCAAAAAGATTCTTCAGAGCAAGTTTAGAGCAGGTACTTGCGGCGGAGTACCATGTAAACCGTAATTATATTTTAGGTGGTGCTAATGTATTAAACGATTTATATTCGCTACTTGGACTTGAAGAAACTGACTTTGGTGAAGAAATGGGATGGGCTCCGACGGACGAAGGAGAGTTCTGGATTGAATTTAATCACAGGAAAGCAAAACTGGATGATGGTACTGTCTTTTATATTTTGGAAATGCCATTCGAACCGCGAGTCAATTATGACGATTATTACTGATTCGCGGAAATCGCAACTACTTTAATGAGAAAATATATTTTAGGAGGATAAAATCATGAAAAACAAAATCAATGCAACTACAGTTATCAAGATCGTGGGCTGGGTAGCCACCGCGGTTGGCGGTATTTTAGTCAGCTTAGCGTCGGATAAGCAGATGCAGGAACAGGTTGATGCTAGACTCGATGAATATATTTCGAGCAAAGATGAAAAGGAGTCCTAACAAGGGCTCTTTTAATTTTATATAAAGAAAGGGAATATTATGAAAACATCATTTATCAAAAATTTTATTAAAGGTGTAAAAATAGGTTTTGATAAGCATAGTCCTGAGATTTTAATTGGACTTGGTATTGCTAGTGCTATTACCTCAACCGTGTTAGCAGTGAAAGCCACACCAAAAGCTATGCGGTTGATTGAGAAAGAGCAGAAGAAACATAACAGAGAAGTTTCTAAAACAATGACCGGAAACGAAGACGGAAAAGTGTTTGGATGTAAGTTGAAACCGGTTGACATTGTGAGAGTCACATGGAAATGTTATATTCCGGCAGCAATTAGTGGAACAGCATCTGTTGCTTTTCTTCTTGGTTCCAATTCAGTTCATGCAAGACGAAATGCAGCAATAGCAACGGCTTATAAACTTTCTGAGACAGCATTGACTGATTACAAGAAAGAAGTTATTGAAACTATCGGCGAAGAAAAAGCGAAACTGATTCAGGATAAAGTTGCTCAGAAACATGTAGACGAGCATCCGGTATCAAACAATCAGGTGATTATCACTGGATCTGGTAAACAGCTCTGTTATGATGGCATTTCCGGAAGATATTTCGAATCCGACATCCAGACAATCAGAGCTGCGGTAAATACAATCAATGAGACTATGGTATATGAAATGTATGCATCGTTAGGCGACTTCTATAATGAAATAGGATTGCCACCGACGACGTTAAGTGATGAGTTGGGATGGAATCTGGATGATGGCCAGCTTGAAATCAGTTATGGATCGGCTATATCTGACGATGGACGACCATGTATTACATTGGATTATCATGTAGCTCCGAGATATGATTTCTCGAAACTCGGATAATTCGCGATATTTACATAGTGTTTAATGAGAAAAATATTATATTTCAGGAGGAAACTAAAATGGAAGAAACTAAAAACACAGAAAACTTTGACGAGGTTTTAGACGAGAACGAAGAAGTTGAAATTGAGGAACCGGCTAAAGAATCAAAATTCAAGAAAGCTGTTTCCAAAGCAAAAGACAAAATCAAAGAGGTTAAGGTCACAACAGTCTTAAAGGCAGTTGCGGTTGGAGCAGGATTGGTTGCGGCTTATACGCTTGGAAGCAGACACGTTGAAGATGAGGATGGAACGGTTGCTGAGAACGATTATGTCGAACTCGAAGACCTTTCTGGGGATTCTGAAGAGTCTAAAGAAACTGAAGAGTAATATTACCGAGAGGCATCTGTAACAAGGTGTCTTCTCTTTTATTTTTAAGGAGTGGTTGTATGCCTAAATATTTCTATAGCGGACCTGTTATGGAATTTAATACTCTTCTTGCTGACATTTGGGAGGGTGAAACGACCGCTCCTTCCGAAAAGAAAGCGAGGAGTAATTTGGCTTATCAATTTAAGAAAGCCAATAATCGGATTGCAAATTCAAGAATTACACTTCCGGGAAAAATAAATATTAAAGGAGAAAACTAAGATGAGTGAAAGACCGATGCCAAAAGCTAATGCAGCAAACACAGTTCCTACGAAAAAAGTAGAGAAAGTTGTAAAAGGAACAGTCAAAAAGAAAAAGAAATCCGAAGTAAGCAAATTCAAGGATGTATTTATCTCAGAAGATGCTAATTCCGTAAAGAATTATATTTTTATGGATGTTCTGGTTCCGTCGATAAAAAAGGCGTTATCTGACATTGTGAAAGATGGAATTGATATGATTCTGTATGGAGACAAGCGAAGTGGAAATCGCAGTAACTCAAGTCGTGTTTCATATCGTGACTATTCTTCCGGTTCGGGACGAAGAGAAAATAATCGTTCCACAAGAACCAATTATGATTTTGCAGATTTGGTCTACGATACAAGGAGCGAAGCGGAGAGTGTGTTAGCGAGCATGGATGAAATTATGGATACATATAACGTAGTCACAGTTGCTGATATGTATGATTTATCCGGTGTCACATGCAATTACACAGACAATAAATATGGCTGGATGAATATTTCCAACGCGCAGGTTATACATGGAAGAGATGGATACATCATCAAAATGCCTAGAGTAGTATCTATTGATTAAGGAGGATTATGAGTTATTTAATTAATTTTGACCCATTAATAAAAACAGAATATAGCGAGAAATTCGATGAGATCGGGAAAGCATCGAGAAACTTTGTATCAGGCAATGTTGATGCCATCGGATCACTGAAGAAATGTATTGCCAAATTTGAGGAAACGGGAAATCTTGAATATCTGGCGGACGCTGCTAATTACTGCATGTTCCGATATATGTTTCCGCAGGGAAAAGAGTTTTTTAAACATACCGATTCTGGTGAATCTGCTGGAATTGACGGTATGTCTGTAAAAGAAATTGAAGAATTTAAAAAGGAGAATTATTGATATGAGAAAATTAGCTATTGTTGAATCATTAGGAAGAACCGTAAACAGAGTTGGTTTTAAATTAAAAAAACACAGCCCTGAAATTCTGGTAGTAACCGGTATTGTTGGAGCTGTTGCCAGTGCTGTTATGGCTTGTAAAGCAACCACA